TTATTTTTTAATCTTTACGCTTTTTGCTGCTCCAGCGCTCTTAAAGATAGTCTTGTAAGCCTTTACTTTCTTCTTTGGCACTTTGATCGTTGCCTTTTTATTGATCTGTGTAAATGCAGACTTTCCAACTGTTTTCTTTTTCAACTTACTGCTTTTCACAATGATCGTCTTCAGTTTCTTACAACCATAGAATGCTTTGCTCCCGATCCGGCTTACCTGTTTTGGTATTGTGAGTTTCTTGATCGCTGTACACTTGGCAAATGCTTTATCTCCAATCTTTGTCAGCTTCGCATCCAGTGAAACACTGCTCAGCTTCTTGCAGCCATAGAATGCACTCTTTCCAACTGACTTCACATTCTTTCCAAGTTTTACTGTTTTCAGCTTCTTACAGCCCTTAAATGCATTGTTGCCAATAGAAGTAACCTTGAACTTATAGCCCTGATACATAACTGTTGCAGGTATTGTTGCCTTTGTTACGGATTTCTTTGCTCTATACAGCGTCACAGTACCCTTCTTGGCATCTGATTTTGTAATCTTATAACGCAATTTTCCAACTGTGAACTTTGTTCCAACTTCCGCAGGCTTTTCTGCCTTGATAAATTTCTGGGAATACTGATTCTTTGAAGTATCAATACCATCCTGCTTTGCTCCTGCAAAACTGTTGTTTGAAATATGGGATACATTCTTTGGAATCACCATCTCTTGGATATTATTGCAATTCTTAAATGCATTATCTCCGATATTCTTAAGACTGTCCGGCAGTTTTATCGTATTCAGATTCTGACATCCGTCAAATGTTCCGTTGGCAATCTTCGACACTCCTTCCGGAACATCAATCACATGAAGATTATCACAGGTCTTAAATGCTCCTGTACCAATTTCCTTTAATGTCTTGCCAAGGAATTTTACTTCATTCAGATTGTTGCAACCATAAAATACATATGCTCCTACCTTCTCCAGAGTCTTTGGCGTTGTCAGTTCATGAAGATTATCACATTCATAAAATGCATAATCCGGAATTACACGGATCTTTGTCTTTGAAATATCAATCTTAATATTGACACAATATGCAAAGGAATATTTTCCGATCGATGTTACACTTGCAGGAAGTGCGATCTGCAGATTGGAATTTCTTGCAAATGCATATGCTCCAATAATCGCTATATTAGATGTCTTTGCAAACTCGATCTGGTTCAGATTGCCGCACTGATAAAATGCATAATCACTAATCACCTTTGTTGTTGTCGGTATCTGAAAACCTCCATTTAAAGCAGCGGTTTCAAATGCATATGGTGCGATCGTCGTTACCGGAACAGGGATCTTATACAATCCCTTTCCTGTATAATGAAATGCCGGAGCTAAACGATACGCCTGCTTTCCATCCTTACTGAGAAGCAGTTCGCCTTGATTCTTATTCTGGATCTGTACCTGGTTTGGATTATTTGTATTCCATGTATATGTCTTAAAATAAGCATTTGTATCTGCTGCTGCAAATCTGCCGATTGACCGGCAGCCGGCAAATGCCCCTGTACCAAGCTTTTTCAGATTGGAAGGAATAGCGATAACTCCCATCTCAGCATATGGAACAACAACACCCTGTGCCGTTGCAGTTCCTGCTGCATCCGTTGCCGTAGCTGTATCATTTGCATCTGCTTTCTTGTAGTTGTACAGTGTACTAAGGCTCTGGCAATTCTCAAATGTCCGGTCACCGATCGTTACGAGCGTATCCGGAACTGCAATCAGGGAAACCTTCTCACATCCCTTAAATACATTATTGCCAATTCCTGTTACTGTCCTGCCGTTGATCGTTGCCGGTACAATGATCTGTTCCGCATTCTTGTTTCCTTTGTATGCGGTGATCGTACCATTTGCATCACATACAAATGATGCTGCTGCACTATATGTATACATCTGTCCTGCATTATCAGCTTTTGATAAAGAGCCCGCACCCATCAGTGCCAGTATACAAATACACATTGCTGCAGCAAGCATCAGCCATAATTGTTTACTTCTTGTCTGCTTCATAGCATAACCTCCCTAAAAAATACTGTTTCTATTTTATCATGCCATTCCACAGAAAGATAGTTTATTTCGATTTACCCTTATGAAATACTTTTATTTTTTGATGGTTGCTTTTACAACACCCTTTACAACCTTATATTTTTTATTGCCCAGTTTTACAGTGCCTGTAACCTTCTTTGCAATCTTTCTTCCTCCAATGTAAATGTGATCGTTGGATTCTTCCACTGTGTCCATCTAGAATTTTTGTCCATTTTTAGACAAACGAAAAAAAGCCTAAAACCTTTCAGTTTCAAGCTTTTTGAATAAGGTAAAGAAAAAACCCTGAAACCCTTGATTTCTCTTAGGTTTCAGGATTTTTCTTCAATGCCGGCGACCGGCACTTTCTTAATTTTTCCCAACTATGAAAATAATTGAAAAATCTAGGTTTTAAGCCATTTTCTAGCACTTCTTATTGTATCAAATATGAAAGTAAATGAAATATTTTTGCCCCTAAATTGCCCCTAAAATCAAACAGCTGGTAATGTCAATATCTGCCCAACATGAATCGTGGTGCTTGTGATCTTCGACAGGCTCATGATCTCCCTGTACCGTGATCCGGATCCGAGATACTTTGCAGCAATATCCCAAAGTGTGTCACCTTTTTTGACCGTGTATGCCTTTGTCTTCTTTGATGCTTCGTTTGCTTTCGCATTTGTGCCCGGGATACTAAGTACCAAGCCTGGATGAATCGTTGCACTTGTAAGTGAGTTTAAACTCATGATCTCTCTATATCGTGATCCTGATCCGAGGTACTTCTCTGCAATATCCCAGAGCGTGTCGCCTTTCTTTACTTCTACAGTCTGGTATCCGGTATCATTATCTTTTATATCTGCTTTAACATTGTCGACATATGACGGCACACCATATCCTATAATGTACTTATCATCAATCCGATATATACGCTCATGCACAGCATCCGATGTATTTCCCTCAACTGTATATATATAAGGAGGACATACCTTTGTAACTATTCCGACATGTGACGGATCCGTCAGCTTGTGAGCTTTTGAAAAAAATACCGGAATTCCGGGAACTGGTGTGTATGTGCCACCATAAGCCTTTGCATTCTTCCATTTTCCCTGCTTGATGAACCATTTCATTCCGGCAGTACATGATGCAAATCTTGAGACAACATCTTTTGCGATTCCGCATACGATCATAACCCATGTAACAAATATAGCGCACCACGCAACATCCATTCCGAATGTTGAACCTGTCGCTTCGTTATATATTTTAATGTACTTATCATCACCATCCGGCTCACATGTTCCAATCTGGCTCTTCGCTGTGCTTATAATCTTGTCAACAATACTCATATTCTATTCCTCACTTTCTGATTTTTTCTGCAATATATCAATAGCCTTAGTAATAACCGCCGGGAGTGGTACACCCATAAGACCAGCGTTCTCGACAAGTGATATCAGTTCGTTCGCAATGAATGCAATGATCACCGCATCTCTGATATAGTTTGTTCCGATAATCAAATCAAGCCTGTACGACACAAGAACAAATACAAGCGTCATGCATTTACGGCATAACCCTTTCCAGCACGTCTTGCTTTCAAGGCTGCCGGTGTCCGTTTTTCTGCTCTTGTGAAACACTCCTGCGACCACAAGACCTGATACATAATCAAGCCCCATGAAAATCAAAAGAGACACCAGTCCGGTGTCCCATCCTCCAAACAATGCTGCTATTCCGGAGCCAACCGCTCCGATCATTGTACATATAAACTGTTTCATGTTTTCATTCTCCTTTCTATGATCCGATCATTCCGCCACCGGGGTTTATAATACTTCCACCAGATTCTATCTTGATTTTTGCAAGATTAATAAATCCGTCATGCAGAGATGCTACAAGCGGATCAAGTAACTTTCTTACATCCGCTATTGTTGACACTTTTGTTTCATCCGGCAGTAACGGCAATGACATTACACCTGCTATATTTGTGAACTCTGCACTGTATTTGTTATCAACATTCTGTAACTTTAATACATCTGCAGACACTGTGTTGATGCTTTCCTTAACATTATTAATGTCTTCAGTATGTTTGTCAGATAAGTTCTTTATAGAAGCCTTTACGGATTCTATATCTGTGTTTACAGCATTCAGTTTATTTTTATTATCATCTATACCTTGTGAAAGTTCAGTATCTTTTTTTGACAATAATGATATGTCACTTTTTACTCCATCAATAGCAGATGTTCTTGCCTGTGTCTCCTTATCAACAGCATTTTTTATATGATCATCCGTCTCTGCCTTTGTGTAAACCGATGACAGCCTTGAATATAATATCTCAAAAAGAGGTTTTACTGTTCCTATATTAATACCATTGATATTAATCTCATACAGTGGGAAGGTATCTTCTGCTGCTCCCCAATATATACTTCCTGTCGGATATTCTGGTGTTGCTGCTGTCCCTGCAGATGGTGTACCTTTAATTACTTCAAGTGTTACATTTTCAATGCCAGTGTCTTTTTTGTACTTTGCTACAATAAGATCTTTCCGGTTGTATCCTTGACTGCCGCTGTCAATCGTAAGATCGTCATAATCTCCTGCAGGGATCCGAGCATGGCACCCTTTCATAACCAGATCACCACAGGATACTCTTGCAGTATTGACATCGACCATAGTCAACTTGAACATATCTCCAACCGGCAGTACATAACTATCTTTTCCAAATATTCCAAGATTCAGCGCTCGGTCATCATCTGCCGTTACATGATTTACTCCGGTTTTTCCTGTTACTATTTTCATTACTTATCCTTTCCGTGTAGCATCACCTACACTATATGATATATCAACTGTATCATCATCTAACTTGACTATTATATTTGTGATACTGCTTATTACATAGGAATCTGTCACGCTTTCATATCCGCCAATTATATCACCTATATGTTGCTCAGTATCACTGCTTGTAACTGCAAATGCATCAGCTCCTATTAATTCCTGCAATCTCTCTGTTCCACCAGAGACAAGGTCCTCATCAGATTCTGCAGATGTGTTCTCATAAGTACTCACATATTCTTCCACTCCATATAGGCTTTGAGATGTACTTATATACCCATTTGCATCAGCATATAAATGCACTACAGTTCTATCCTGAAGTTCTCCTTTACCAAGACATATAAGATGATTTACACCTCTATATGTCTTCTCAATAGTGAAATTAATATCGTTCTGGTTGTATTCTATCCGGTCGGAATAATCAACTAACGGCACATATGATACATGAACTATTCCATTTTTAACGATTAAGTACAAATTCATACCTATAGCTTTACCAAGCTTAACTAACCCGGTATATAGATCTATGTATCGGTCAAACCGAAATGTTTTTACTGTGTATCCAATACGTTCGGCAGCAAATACCGCTGACAGTCCACATAAATTTATAAGATCCTGAATAATGTTTCCAGCATCTCCTGATACAATCCGATAGGCTGCCCCAGACGGAGGCTCTATGATCTTACTCATAAGTACTCCCCTGAAACTTCTGCCTGAATATCTGATCTCATTATTCTCCGTTATCACTTTTACGGAATCTACAACACCACCATACTCCGTATCATTGACATACCACCAATAGCCTCCACGCATGACATTATTCTTAATACCAACTGTGATCTCAAAATTCTTCTCATTTGCAATATCAAGATCAATATTATAATGATGCAGGCAACCTTCATCATTAAGATTTCGGTCTGTATAGATCACATCCAAATCGGTTCACTCCTTTCAGCTTTCAAAAGCAAATCAAAATTAAAATCCGCATTCCAATATATAGCCTGTTCTCCGGATTTAATTTTGTGAAATATATCATTCTTTCTGTCTCTGAATCGGAATATATTTACAGTTGCTCCATTCGTTTTATACAGCCTTATAGTCTGCCGTATTGAATCAATCTCTACTCTTTCACCAGCCTGAATAGTATAGTTTAACGCATATATATGACCACCTATTGATATAGCCGGATTCTGCGCATATCCATAGATGGTCATAATAAATTCTGCCTCATTAAAATTACTATTTGCAAACTGTGTAGCATTCCCTGGTGAAGCGGAATAATCATATTCATAACCATATGAATACCCACGTCCACTATCGTCTGATTCTATCGTTTCATATCGATACTGGAACAATTCATCTTTCACCCATGTATCTGTAATTGTTACAACCTTTAAAGATAACTTTGTATATGGCCCTGCCAAATACTCTGACTTATCACTTGCGTAAATAAAACATTCAAGGTAATAATTGCCAATATACAGTTTTCCAGGCACTTCATTGATGATATCCTGTTCAAACAGTTCAAACATATCATTCTTTACATTCCTGCATATCCTCGGAGTCGGGCAACAAATAGTGATCGGAAGCGTCTTTTCTGTAATTTTCTTTCGAAAATTCTCCACACTTTTCCGATCACTATCATAGATCCACTGATAGTCTCGAAGGTCATTTTCATTTGCAAAGATATATTTCTTTCCAAATTCAAGAACATTCCCCTGACTATTTACATATTTTATATTCTCAAGCATATGTTCTCACCATCCTTCCAAATACTCTACCATCAATCTTAAGCTTCGTGCCTTCTGTAAGTGCTCTTACCATGTATTCATACATATTTTCATCAATATGTCTTACCACATCAAGAATCAAATACAGAACCTTTGATAACTCTGATTCATTGTCTACTGTTCTTCCTGTTGCTGCTGCCATCTGATCTGCTACCTTACTGATCCATTCTGTATTCTTCTCAAGCGGCACAACAGCCTCAGCTCCATTACCTTCAAGTATACCGACCTGACCTTTCTTAAGTACACCACCTTCTGCAAGCTGTGGTGCATTCAATTTATCAAGCTTATTAATTGATACTCCCGGAATCGCATTAATAACGGATATACAAGCATTGATTGCAGATATAAAACCATTAATGATCTTTGTCGCTGTACCTAATATGCCATTGATAGCTGCTGTAACGGCCCCCTTGATGCCATCTGCGATAGCTGTTCCGACCTTGGAAAAGATATCCTTAATCTTCTGCCATGTATCTGAAAAGAACTTAACCATCGGTGAAAATGCATTCTTGATACCAGCCCAAGCCTTGCCGAAAATACCACTAAACCATGTGCCAACAGCTGAGAATATTCCCTTGATGCCGTTCCATATTCCGCTGAAGAAACCAGTAACAGCAGACCAAACACTCTTAATTCCATTCCACGCTGTTGTAAAGATGCCTTTAAAAAACTTTCCTACTGCTGCAAATGCTGATTTTATACCATTCCATATGCCTTTAAAAAAGGCAGGTGCTGCATTCCAGACTTTCTTAATGCCTTTCCAAGCCATTGAAAACGATTTACGACAGTTGTTGATAACTGCCATAATTGCAATAATCGCCGCTTCCAATGTGATCTCAAGCATCTCGCAATACCATTCAAGTATCGGTTTCAGCACTCCGAGTATCTCTTCTGATATCAGACTTATCACCTCAACGAGCGGAGGCAGGATCATATTGATAAGTTCCATTAATGGATCCAATATCATTAAGATCAGATTTATAATTGGATTAAGCAGATCAAGTATTGGTTGCAATAATTCCAGTACCGGTTGCAAAATTGAAATCAAAATAGGAAGAATCTGCGACACTATCTGCACAATAGGCGGTAAAAGCATATCGATCAAATTCGTAAGCGGTGGCAAAATCGTTTGAACTATCTGCAATAATGGTGGTAACAGTGTATTAACAAGGGATAATATAGTAGGCAAAATAGCTTGCAAAGTTCCGAATATAGACTGTAATGCAGATGTAAGTGTCTGCCCCAGCTCTCCACCTATACCCGGCAACAAGGTTTCAAGTATGCCAGGAAGGTTATTCACCAATTCGGACAGCAACGATGTTGCGCCCTGTATAAGTGATGGCAGTATCTGTTCTATAAGTGGCGGTATATATGGTGCCAATTTCTGTGCAAGACTTGATATACCTGTAACTATCCTTGGCAGTGTGTCTGCTATTCGTGGTACAAGGTTATCAGCTACAGCCATCGCAGAATCAACAAGGTTATTGATCAGCACTCCCATGTCCTGTGATGGGTCGGCCATTCCTGTGAGCAGATTAGCCCATGCGGACTTCATCATGCCAATAGATCCCTGTATTGTAGTGGCTGCTTCTTTTGCGGTGGTTCCCATAGCTGCAAGAGCCTCTTCCTGCGTCATAGTTCCATTCTTCACTGCCTCAGCCGCTTGTTCAGCAGTGAGTCCAGATATTCCCATCTCGACCTGAACGGTGTGAATAGCCTCAATCATCTTATCGAATGACACACTATTGACGTTATCTGCAGTCACAGTCATGGTGTCACCAAGTACACCAGAATCATTGATAAGCCTTGCCATCTCGGACGCAGTACCACCATAGCCAAGCTTGAGATTATCTAACATCGTGTAGTTTTGCTTAGCAAAACCCTGATATGCATTCTGTATAGATGCCATATCAGTTCCCATCTTGTTGGCATTATCAGCCATATCTACAATAGCTGTGTTTGCAGTTTCAGCCGCCTTTTCCGTGTCATCGCCCAATCCCTGGAGCAGCGACGCTGAAAAGCTTGTTACAGTGTCCATGTACTCATTCGCCGACAGTCCCGCCGTCTTATATGCATTATTTGCATACTCAACTACCTTATCTGAACTGTCCTTGAACAGTGTCTCAACGCCACCAACAAGCTGCTCGTAGTCCGAATACTGCTCTACTGCACTCTTTGTCATTGCAGTTAAACCAGTCGCCACAACGGTAGCTGCGACTACTCCAATCTTAGCCGCCGCTACTGATACTTTAGCTAGTGCTTTTACTGATGTAAGAGCACCTTTACCTATGGCTGAAAACATTGACTTCATTTTAGCCTTGATATCCACTGTCTTCTTTCCAGTCTTATCAAGGTGCTTGTCTACCTTCTTGTGCGTCTCACCAGCTACATATCCAATGTCTGCATAGGCTTTCTTCATAGCTTCAGATGCACTCATCCCCTGTTTTCTATACTCTGCTGCAGCTTTTCCCACATCACTTTTTAACTGGTTGACTGTCTTTCCTGATTCGGCTGCTATTTGTGACAAGCTTTTACCTGTATTAGCATTGCTTTCCGATATCTCCGAGTTGCTTTTTATAGCGCTTCTGCCTATAGACTGGAATATCCTACTCAGCTTACTTTGCGTCTTCTCAGCAGTTTCACTTGTCTCATTTAAACTTTTCTTAGCCTCATCATTTTTTATGGCAATCTTTCCCAGTATCTTAAATACTTCCAAAAGGGTCTACCCCCTTTCCTCGATAATAAAAAATAGAGACACACGTCTGTGTGCCCCTATGGTTTGAAATTCTCTATGATTGACATAGAATCCTTTATGGTTGTTTCAAGTTCGTCTCTGCTTTCAAATGCCCCTGATCTGGCCGGCTGTGAATTGCCACCTGATGTGCCATACAGCCTTGCCTTGAAGTCATTGAATGATATGTTCTCCCAGCACTTATGGATATACATATCCCAGAGCTTATCATCATCGTCAAGACGCACAAACGTGCATACAAACTCATCAAAGCTCTGATTGTCTATCATCGTATCAAGCAGAGTGTACGGATCCGCATATCGTTTAAATATGAGATCCATGAACTTGAGATAGCCTACTGTTTCTTCTCGAACAATCTTGAAACAACCTTGATAAAATCCGTAAAGCCCGGAAGAGTGACTGCATCATATAACATCTGTGTGAATACAGAGAGATCAAGATCTGCTATCTCATCCACAGTCATTCCTGACAGGTGTGATAAGCAGACAAATACCTCACGCTGACAGTCTGACAGCTTAGTCAGAATCACATCTGCAAGCTCGAATGCAAGACCAATACCCACATTCTCGAGGAACTTCGATGTGTCCTCATCATCCTCGCCATCACCAGCAAGCTTCTCACGTTCTTTTGCAATAAGCTCTTTGAACCCATTGCCGCTGAATGAATCTTTGAAGTCTTTTACCCCCAGCTTGCTGAACAGCTTCAGGAATGCAGCTATATCTGTAGCCTTTGGATTTCTAAGCGTATATGGTTTGATCTCCTGCACATCTTCTGTTGCCTCGGCATCTTCTACTACTTCTGCCTCTTCAACTACTTCAGCATTCTCTACTACTTCTATATCTTTGTTCTCTTTTATCTCGGTTGTTCCCATGATTATCTCTCCTTTTCTATGTCAATTAGTCTGTTGCTTTTGTACTGGAATCTATAGACTGCTGAACCTGCTCCGTTGTCGTGCCGGTAGGCAGATAGATGTGGTATGGCAGTGTATCAGCTGCTGGTGACAGATCCGCATAGCACTCCATTGTCAGCGCAAATGTGCCATTCTCCTTGTTCTTGCCCTCTATCTCAAGGCCTGATGTACAGAGAGCATTGTCAAAGATCACGATAACAGGACGACCATCTAAGAATCTTCCAATATATCCAAAGTTTTCGATATAATCATCCTTTTCAATTCTTGCCTTGGATTCGATCACATCATATCCTTCCGCTGTTGATGTGCCATTCTGCCCGATAATAGCCATCTTGATCGTCTCAGGCGACAGCTCCACCATGTTAGTATCCATCTGTGCTGTCTCGCCAGTTTTAACCGTCAAATCCTTAACCTTAACCACTGCTCCATCTACTTCAATATCCTTAAGTTCCGGCTTGATTGACAACTTCGTACCGCCGGATGTCGCACCAATCAGAGATTCAGCAAAGTTCCAAGTCTTCTTTGATGTGTCATACTTCAAACCTTTGTGAATTGTTCCAGCACCAAACACTATGTTCTTCGGTGTCTTGCTTGTGATACCTGATGACTTGAACTCTTCAAAAGTTAATGTTTCTGCCATGTTATAATCACCTTCCATTCTTATATTCTTTAATCGTCAAATTGATCTGTATCCGTTTGAGGTCTGCATCCCCTGTTGGCACTGGTGACGCATTCCCATAAAAAACGGCAACCCCCGCACCACTTGCAAGGATTGCCGTTCGTTCAATATTCTGTTCTATCTTCTGCTTGTACTTCTCCAGGCTGAACCATGAGCCTCTTGTGAATCCATCTATGATGAATGTTATTTCCTGACATCCATCCTCTTCAGGAGTATCACCCTCGGAGTATTCACCAACAAAATATGCCTCCGGCGGGTCATCCTGCCACTCCATAAATGCATATGGTATCTCAAGTTCATCTGTGAGTACACTGTTGATATATGATAATGTCTCTGTCGTCATTCGTCATCACCACCTTACTCACTGAACGTCTGATTGAGAATAGAGCCAAGTCGCTTGATGATCTTGCTCTTGGTCTTGTCAAAGGCTTTCTGTAAAGGTCTGAGAGGTTTCTTACCATAGGTAAAAACAGCTACTATATTTCCTGCCTTATCCTTTTTTACCTTACTGAATTTGCTAGCTTGTTTTAAGCTCATTCCATCAGGTCCCACAGGAGCCCACCATCCGCCTTTACGACCATTCTTTTTCAAAGCATATTCGCCTGTGCCGTATTCTTCCCAGATAGCATTCTCCCTAGGATTTCCAATTACAGCCTCGCCCTTATCTTCATCGACATAGTGAGTCCATTCGCCTTTGGTGTGACCTGTATCAACTCTTGTCTGTGCTATCTTGGTCTGAGCCTCAACCTCTACAGCAGCTTCGTACAAGAAGGCTACAATCGAATCATTCAGAGCCGCCTCAACCTTTATTCTGTTGTCTGTGAACTCCACATTTCCCATTACTGACCTCCTGTATATTTCAGATATATCTCAAGCTGCTCATGCATGCCCATAGGATCATCAATAACCATGATGTCATATACTCTGCCGTCAATCACCATGCGGCTATTCTCAGTCTTGATCATATCACTGAGCTGTTTATAATCAGCCACGAACATATGCGTGGATTCCTGCACCTTGGCATTGTATGTTGTGTACTTACTGTCACCGCCCGAGAGGTCAAGCCAGCCGGTCAAGGTATCTTCTGACACCCATGCAACTTCCTGTTCACCTATCTCGTTTCTGGTTATGCTCTTGATATGTATATCAGCAACTGCATTTCCACCTTCCTGTCCAAGCTGGGAAATATTCAGGATTGCACATATATTTTCTGTTCCAGCCAGCAGGTCTGTAAGTTCTACCGGTCCACCTGCATTAAGGATCAATACAGTTGGGATTTTCTGCTCATTCAGGAAATACAGATCTTTTTCTTCCTGGTCACTCAGATAATAATCCCCTTTTCTTTTTCTTCTGTCCTTTCCTTCGCCGGAAATACGGCTTATAACATAAACCGCTGCTTCTGCAGCTTTGATATCTTCATTTGTCACCGCACGGCCATCCGGCATGGCAAATGGATTGGCAGCATAGGCATCAAACGGATTGTCTACATGTTTTGCAGCTTCTAAGATCTGCTCCTTCCACTCTGTTCTCGCCTGCTCATAGCGGTTGTGATAATCTTTTAGCCACTCCTCGCTTACAATACCCGCGTTTTTCTCTTTCATTCCGGCATATATAGATACACTTTCTCTGTTATTTACATCTCCGGAACCAGTACCACCTTTAATTGTCTTCTCTGCCCCAATCCCCAAAAGTGCAATCTTTGTATCTTTTTTTAATGGAAGCAGTCCTTCGTTTTTCAACAGAACAATTCCTTCTTCTGCTGCCTCACGTGCAAACACAGCATGATCTATTTCACGCTGGCA